GTACGCATCTCCTCTAAAAAAACGCCTTGTGACTTCTTATTCTTGCGACTGTTGCATGGCTTACACGCACTCACCATGTTGGCAATATCGATAGCTAACTCAGGTGCTTTAGATACAGGTATGACATGATCTATTGTCATGTCCTTGCCTTCATAGCCACAGTAGTAACAGACCCACCCATCCTGTGCCAGCTTCTTGAGCCGCACTTCCTTATACTTCTTAGATAGGCGTGGATCGCCCTTCTTACTAGCCACAGTACTTACACCTAAATCCACTACCGCAATCACACATCTAGTGCCAACCCTTCTCAAGCCAATGCTCCCATGCCTTACATGGTAGCCCATCGTAGCGATGAGCAATGTACTTAAATCCATAGTTTAACTGCTCTAGAGCTGATAAGTGTTGTATGTGCTTACTCTTTAGCTGCGGTATTCCATAGGCTTGTTTAGCTCCAGATAGATTACCTATAGCTCTTGGATTAAATGCTGATTCTTTTCCATATAATCTAATTAGACATAATGCTTGCTTATCATTATATGTAAATCGTATATAAGTCTTTGGATCTATGGTCTTGATTGGCGCTGAATCTGCGGGCGAAGCTCCGATAGATAGAGCTATACCAATAGCGATGGCTACCGAGCAAGCTACGCCTTTCAGGCTTGCTCTGAGCCCTTGATGGGCTCTAGCCGTGAGAGTACCATGCGTGTCAAGCATGTGGATAACTTGGGCGTGTCGTGAGCGTGTTCGCATGTTTTGTACCTAATTTATCCACAGGTGTTGATAACTACCTGTTGTCGGTGCTATACCAGCCAGAGCCACGAAATATGGCAGCTGGAACGTTTGAGTAAATCTTATTCATTGGTTCATGACAGAACGGACAGTCCACATCGTGCGGTTCATGGATAGCCAGCACATGATCTAGTATCGCGGTGCTCTCGCAGTCCTCATTCCTGCATTGGAACTCATAGCTTGGCATTATCGAGCTTCTCGCATATCGGACATGATGAACCTTCCATAATCGTATTACCGCAAACGCAGTAGATAGGGATAAGTTTATCAGTATCAGCTTGGAATTCAGCGTAACCAGCTTTAATAAGTAGTTGCACCAAGTCACCAAACCGCATAAAAGCTAGGTAATCCTCCGCCGATTCACCTTGCCCATTACAACGGCTCACCACGAACGGTAGCTCTTTGCCATCCGCCCGCTTGGTAGCTTGGCGCAACCACTCTAGAGGCTGGAAGGATGATCGTGCCTTTATCTCAACATCGAAAGGAACATTGAGAATATCCTTACCAGCCCCACGCCCGACATTAGCGAACTGCCACCATTGGCGCAAGTAGTCAGCTACAACCCTTTCAGTCCTTAGCCCACGATCCTTGCGGTGGCGTGTCATTACGCTTTACCAAGACTTGTGATTGCATGGCACTTAGGACATGACCAAGTAAAGCCATTAAGGTAATCGCCACCAGTCACGACAATATCTTCCATCGGGAAAGGCTCATTACACAGATGGCATATTGTTGTAATCTCTGGATGAATCGGTGGATTAGACCCAGCCGTGTTCATCAACTTGCTCATGATTGCAATTTCCTCATCAGATGGGAACTTCTCCCACTCGCCGTCTTGATTCATAAACTCTAATGTACCCATATCACCACTTCTTCTCTTGAGGTTTCCATGCGCCATCAGCGCCCACTTCATACCAGATAGGCTCCATGCATTTACGCGATGGAACATTAGTGCAAGCAAAGTGACCCCAAGGCTTATTGTTCTTGCCTTGACCTGTACGCCATGACATCGGCTTGCCGCACTTACAATTAGGAATATCCCGCTCAGTCTGACCACCGATGATGTCCTTGACCATCTTAACCGCTTCATCCACCGTGCTTGCTGGCTGAGCTTCCCTGATAGTCCATGGATCATCTTCCTTGGCTACTGGCACATATTCCTTAGCCGTTTCAGCTAAGCGAGCTTTGGTTTCAGCGATTACGGCTTCTGTGTTTGCCTTTACTGCAACCTTGCTCATTTCTTCCCGACTTGCTCTCTTGCCCTTTGTCGCATATCCAGCGTTAGCCAAAGCGCGACCGATAGCAGATGTTTCACAATTCTCAAGCGCACTCGTACTATTAACGCCTCGACCTTGAACCGTTTCCTCGGCAAGTCCAGTAGCCCATACAGGGTCGCTTCCGTTCTTATACAGTTCAGCCCTAACGATAAACTGCGAGCCCGATCCAGAGAGCATGACAGTAACGATACGACCTTCTGGATTTCCTTTCCAGAACTTGACGAGTCTTTCCTCGACCGTTTCATAATCATCTAAGTTAAATCCCATTCTTCTCATTCGCTTCCTTGAGCTTCCAGCCCATAGATTTAAGCTCTCTTAGAATCTGCTCATTCTGATACACGATTACTTCTTGGTAAGCATCTCGGGCTAACGCCGCTTCTTTCAATGCTTCTAATTCATCCCACTTAAACATAAAGGTCATTCTCCTGTGTGTGTAGTTGTCCAGCTATAGCCATGTAAGCGGCTCCGTCGATGTAGTTATCGACCTTTCCTGTTTCCATGCTTCTTGCGAGCTTGACCAATGCCATACAACTTGCGACCTGATAATCAGTAATTGGCATTTCGAGGAATGAACTCCAGAGTGCGGCAGTTCTTTGCATATTGTCTGATGGGTGACCGTAGTCCATACCACGATCTTGAATGATTGCTTTCGCTTCTGTGAGGAAATCACCCGCGTTCATCGACTAACCTGCTGGAGTGATTCATAGTGCTTACGGACTGCCTTACGACCCTTAACATATCCATCGTGGAAGCCAGAGTAGCGACCTAGTGCAAAAGCCAGCACACATACTGCCAGCGTAATCAATTGAGCTATTGTCATGTTGCCCTTTCTTGTAGCCAGACTTTGACTACATGGGCTAATTTACCCTAGGGGCGTGACTTCTCCGCGATATTTAGATAACGGTTTGATAACGATTTGTGCTACATCCTCATCCTCGAAGTAAGGGTTAGCGATTCCTTGGTCTGCCATATACCTTGCCTTGAACTGTAAATGTGCCGTCCTTCTCGATGTAGATAAGGTCAACCTGTACATTCTTGCCCTTGATATACATGATCGCAAAAGCCTGTTGCCAGTTAGCCGTTCCCTTTGTGTAGCTGGCTTGCTTAAAGTCCATAAGATTGCCGACTTCAACGCCATGCAGGACACGCCCTAAACGCCCCCCAGAAGCCTCTGTGAAGCTCGAACGCCCTGCCCTGTGAGTGTGACCCGAGATTATGTTCTTCCCATGCCTACGAGCCGCCTCAAGGGCTGATATACCCCCCTGTGGCTTGATAGGGGTATGGTCACCGTGAACTGCCACCCAGTTAGGCGCAAGGGTTAAGGGAGTCTTGTGGAAGGTTATGCCTAGCTCATCAAACTTCATGAACTTCTCGAAGCGAAGCTCTGGCAAAGATAGGAAGCTAGGAACCTTCTTCATGATTGTATGATAAAGGCGGTCAGTATGGTTGGAGCGGATGCAATCTGTTACGCCTAGCTCCCAGAGAAGGTCAACGCATCGGTCACGGTCTGCCGCTAAGGTTTGCTCATAGGCTAGTGGAGTGCCTTCTGACCACTTGCTAATTGTCTGGAAGTCAATCTCATCACCGATAGTTACTGTCTGGTCTGGCTTAAAAGTCTTGAGGAATCGTACGACATTCTGTACGACATGAACATCCTCGAAAGGTACTTGCAGGTCTGACAGAATCACGATCTTCTTCATCTAGTCCTCATCGTCCTCATAGGGGTCAGGCTCTAGCGTGTTGGGTATCTTAGGAAGAATCCAATCAGGATACGCAGAAGGCTCAACGATTATGGCTAGCGCAATATCAACAGGCATACCCGCTTTTCTTAATGCGCGGTACATCTCCTGCAGAGATATTGCCCACGCATCTAGAGCGTTATAGGTATCTAAGTCAATTGCCTTCTTACGAGCCATAGCTTTATTCTCCCCTAGATACCAGCAATTCGTATATCTTGTCAACGCGTGTTTCTAATCTTTTAATTTCGTCACGCATACTTGAGCCTGAGTTGGGTTTAAGTTCTGCTAGGTAATGAAGAATCACGAATCTCAGGAGAGCAGCTACACCACCCAGAACCGTCACTATTGCTACTGCAATAGCAGCGTAGTCCTGTAGGTTCACTTCTTGTTATCGATAGCATCTACTGCCGCTTCGATGGCATCTACGGCTACATCAGCGAGAGCCTTCTTAGATCGGTATGACTTGATAGCTGCACGAATAGCAGGAAGTGCCATTAGTCCTAGTGCTCCAATAATTACTGCTTCCATTATTCTGCTCCTAACATCGGGATATTAAAGAATGTAGAATCTGTGTCGCCCTTTGTAGTGAAGCTAATATGGCAATGCTTGTTATGCGGATTGCTTCCCTTATACTTGCGCCAGCGCCAGCCCATGCGAGGGCTTGCAATCCTTCCCTCGAAGATGACATAGGCAATTCGCTTGTCACCTGCCTTTGCCGCGAGTCGAATCTGATTAGCAATATCGGGCATGAGGTCGGGCTTGGCTGAACCAGACACATCTCTATCCACATCGATTGCTCTAACCACCCCTGTCTTTGCATCAGGATTGTGGTCGCTAGGGCGCGCTGAATGGCGTGTGTCGCCAATCCATCCATCGGAAGTGCGATCTCTATCAGGGAAGGTATCATCGAATTGTTCCCTTAATTGTTGCCCTGCTTTACAGAGTATGGGCTTCATTAGAACACTCCCACTTTTTCTTGTCGTTAAGAAGCAATTCTTCATGACCACACTCAGGCATCGGTGCAATAAATGCATCGTCTATTGGATCATAGGTATAACCGATACCAGCATAGTTATAGCGAATCTTGCCGTTGTAGCTAGTACGGATACAGGTTTGACCCCTGAACTCTGCGTACCATTGCTCAGGGCTTAATCCTTCAATAAGTTCTGTTTCATCTTTGCCAGTAATAACCTCAGTAACGATATTTTTGTTATCTAGAAACGCATAATGAGCCATTAAACAGTCACCGTTCCTGTTCCAGCCGTAAATGTATAAATCTTAAAACCACCAGTATTTGTGAATGTGTAAGTTAAACCACCACTAACGGCAGATAAATCTTTATTTGTGCTTGGGTATCGGATAATTACAACACCAGCTCCACCATTACCGCCAGCGCCAACACCAGCGCCATTGTTACCACCACCGCCGCCACCGCCAAGATTGATAGTACCAGATACGGCATTAACTGTTGTTGAAGCAGAAGCCCCACCACCACCTGTGCCACCAGCTGCTACCGTGCCGCCAACATCAGTCGAAGCTCCACCGCCACCTGCATAAGTAACAGATGAACCAGATATAGATGTTGCTACACCGTTGCCACCGTTACGACCAGAACCAGCAGCGCCAGCTCCACCACCGCCACCACCGTTGTTTATTGTTGTTGTACCACCTGCGAATCCTTGATTTGCCGTTCCAGCATTACCTGCAATAACTGCGCCAATTCCACCGCCTGCACCTGAACCCGATCCACCTGTTGCACCATTACCTGCACTCGCTGCGTTTCCTGAATAACCGCCACCTATTGAAGTAATAGTAGAAAATACAGAATTAGTACCAGAAGTAGCATTACCTGCTGGACCGGTGCTATTGGCACCACCTGCACCACCTGCGCCAACTGTAATTGTATAGTTGCTACCGCTTGTGACTGATAATGCAGATTCTAATGAACCACCGCCGCCTGTTGCGTCAACAGTTGAACGAAGTCCACCCGCACCTGCTCCACCGCCATAAAAGCCAGAACCGCCACCGCCGCCTGCTACAACCAAATAATCGACTGTTGAAGGCGCGGGTAAGATTCCTGTAGAGGATATTACTCCTAGGACATTGTTAAGCAATCGCGCCCACCACATACCATGTATCGGTTGCAACCTTGATACATGCCGCCATTTTGTATTGTCCAAGGGTAGGAGCTGCGGCAGTTGCGCCAGCTGAAAGGATCGTAGTAGTGCCTGATGTAGTCGCGCTGATTGTGCAGACTCCTGCGCCCTTATTAAGGATGTTAAGAACTGTGCCAATAGGAAAGGCTACGCTGGCATTGGTAGGAATCTTGTAGGCAATAGCAGTTGCTTTGTTCATGCTATCGAGTACCTGATATGAGTCAGCTAGTACCGCGGTGTAGTCAGCGGTAATGTCTGCCTGAACCTCGAAGGTCACTAGACCGTTATACATTGCGGCGGTGAGTATGTCACCAGTCGAGCTTGGGAATCCTGTAGCGATGGTAGTTCTCCTTTAGTATGTCATGGCAGACACGCCAATTATACCGCGTTCTGCGCTTCCTATAACGAATCCATCGGTTATGGGTTCGAGTGTTGTTACGGTTACATCCATAGAGTTAGGGCTGATTCTCCACGATAAGCCCTGAACCTGTAAGGTCTTAACGATGGTAGAGCCCGCTTCTCCTACATTAGTAATTCTTAGGTTCTGGAAATAGTCCAGAGCAATCATTGTGTCGGTTGGCACATCTGGGTCGAGCAGGTCAACCGTCATGGCATCGATACGGATCGTAGTTTCAGCTCTGGTGGCTACATAGGTTCTGGCTATGTTAAGGGCGCTGGCATCTGTATCAACTACTAGATCGGTGGCTGAATACTGGTGAGGGAAGTAGCGCTCTACGCTGGTCGCGTTCTGTGCAAACTGAGCCGTACCGCCTACTCGGGTTATGTTAGCAGTATTGATAATGAGCTTATCGTCAAAGGCATATACAAGATTCTTATACGGAATACCAGTAGTTTGATTAAACTCGATAGGAGTGCCAGAGATAGATGACACGACTTGATTGCGTGACTTGAATACGGCAGTACCAGAGCCATCGATATAGAACGCGCCCTGCTCTGAGAACTCTACATTCTTAAGAGCGTTAAGAGATGTGCGAAGGGTAGCTGGGTCGGCTTGGCATAGGCTCTCACCTGTTGCCACAGTACGCATATTGGATGGAAAGCCTACCTGATCTAGTATCTTGCCTATGCGAGTGCCTGTGCTTTGCCCTGCTCCTGAGTCTGCCACAGTCTGCACCTGAGCTAAGTTAAATAGCTTAAAGGCATCTGAACAGTAAATATCTACATAGCCCACTTCCTGCCCTTGAGGGAAGGTATAGCGGTACTCTGTTGTGTAGCCTGAGAATAGGAAGGCATCTTTAGTTGCCGTAGTAGCTGAGATGCGAAGCTTGCGAAGCGGTACTAGAAAAGGATAGTAAGGGCTAGAAGTGTTCTGTGGGTTCCATGCTCCATCTGGGTCAAGAACTCGTACGACTGCATCGCCCGCTACATACTGGTCACTTAGGATATTGCGCCCACGATTGATGGTGATGTTACGAACATTGGGAGTTAGATCAACGATAGGGATAGGAATTGTAGAAGCAGCTAACTGGCTAACCCCGATGATTCCGTACTTATCGTCACCAATTGTGAAAGGGTATCCAAACTGTGCCCCGCTCGAAAAGTCAAAGCTTACGGCTATATTGGCTGGTAGGCTCACGAAAAGCTTCCCAGCCTGTTGATGATTGGGTTGTTACCTTGTAATCCTTGATTCTGTACGACTGATGCAATCTCTCTGCCGTCAATCTGAATCACGATAGGCTGAGATGAACCCATGCCACCATAAAGTCTGCGAGCTTCATCTGCGGTTCTAGTGCTGGCATTAGCTGAACCTAAAGTGTTAAATACATTAGCTGGCAAAGCGTTGCTAGAAGGTACGGATGTGACAGGTGCAGGAGATACCCCACCGCCTGTTGTTGGGATTGTTGATCCAGTTACGGTTGCAAGGTTCTTGGTGAAAGTCTTGAGCCATTCATCCCAGCCAGCAAAAGGGTTAGGAGCATCAGGGATGGTATTGATAAAGTCCTTAAGCTTGCCAGTCTTGTCAATCGAATCAGCAAGTTGGTCAGCTAACTTCTTTGCTTGGTCTGTATTGCCAGTAAGCAGAGCTAGCTGAAGCTTTACGCGTAGTTCTTCTTCTTTAGATAGGTTGCCCTTAAGAGCGGCTACGAGTTGAATCTGGTCTAGGTCAAAGAGAGCTGACTGCTTCTTAGCCATAGCTTGCTTCTTCTGCTCTGCAGTTAAAGCCTTCTGATTCTTGACTTGTTGAGCGGCTAACTTAGCTAATTCTGCGGCTCGCTTCTTGGCATCTTGCTCTGCCTTCTTTCGTGCTGCTTCATCTTTGTTATAGCCTTCGACTGCGTTATTGCCGGGAGTGAAACCAGCAACGCCTTCATACTGCCTTCTTCTCTCGAACTCAGCAACCTTCTTGTCGATAAACTCTTGACCCTTAATCAAGCCCTCAAAGCTAAATGCTACCTTTACCTTGTAAGCGAATACTTCTAAGCCATCGCCAAAGCGGGTAATCTTGGTGGCAAGTAAATCAATCTTATTAACCAAGTCACCAATACCGTTTGACCCAGAGATAGCCACGAAAGCATCGACCAAAGCTCCACCGACTGATTCGCTTAGACGATCACTAGCTAGGCTGATAGCGGTGAGCTTGCCAGCGGTTGTGTCTAGGTAAGCTGCATTAGCTCCTGTGAATTGCTTATTAAGTCTCTCCTGAACATCTGCAAAGCTAGCAGTCTTGAGCTCTGCCTGAGTGAGTCCTAAATTGTATTTACGAAGCCCGCGAGTATTACCTACATAAGCCATGCCAATATCTTTAGCTACTGTGGTGAGCTCGATGCCTGTGCCACGGCTAGTTTCGATGGCAAGGTTAAGAAGCTTCTGGCTCTGAGTTAACGATCCAGTAGTAGTAAGCAAGGCTTGGAAGGCTGGGCGAAGGGTGTCATCTGCAACGCTGGCAGACTTCTCAAGGTCGCTAATAAAGCTAGCCACCTGTAAGTTAGCGAAAGATAGCCCTAGGTTGTTTACTGCGGTTGTGAGTCGCTGAGCAGCTGCTTCATCATCTGCAAAGGCTTTGACGGAAGCTCTGCCGTAGGCTACAACTGCTGCGGTAGATAGTGATATGCCTAAAGTCTTGCCAAGCTTCTTGACATTCTTCTCGAGGGATGTGGTGGCTTTATCTGCATCGCTGAAAGCCTTCTTACCTACGAACTCTGCCGCTAAGCTGATTAGAATATTGCTCATAGTGTGCTCCTAGCGTTTAGCTTTGCCGCTGCTGCTTCAATAGCTTTAATCACATTACCGCGAGCTTTGCCTTCATCTTCTGAATAGGCTCTGAATAATGCTCGACCTGTTGACTTCTGGTCTTTGCCTTTAAGAGTGCCACCGAGCTTGGGAGTAAAGTTGCCAGTCACGCCAGACTTACGCCCTGCGGTTTCATAGATAGCTCCCGCTGCGCCTTTGTTATACATGGTGACAAGTGATCTAAAGCCATTACGGTTTGGCTTGTTAGGTGTTGTCTTAAAGCTGATACCCCTGCGAGCTTCTGCCGCATCGTAGTAACGCTTAGACCAACGACCGCCAGCATTAGGGCGCTTGAGCCATCCACTAGGTGCTTCATCGTTAGAAGGTAGAAACCCTCTAGCGTTCTTTACAACAGGCTTGACGAAAGCGCTAATCTGCTTTGTAGTTTCCTTAGCTAAGTCAGGCTCGAACTGCTTAAGAGCTTTTCTAAGAGCGAGTGCGCCTTTGAGCTCTGTTGGCATTGTCGCGCTCCTTTGCTAAGTCCTTTAATACTTCTATGTGTGCCTTGAAAGCCATCGGTGATAGGTTGACTATCGACTCGAACGGAACTCCGTATTCATACGACAACCTTGCGGCGGTGTAAGTTACGGAGTTCCGATCAAGCCAGAGGGTCTGAGTCTAGGACTTCGACCGCCTTTAGGGTTTCAAGGAACTTTTCACCAAATGGCGATACGGTTTCGCCACTCCGTCTAATAGATTCCCAGCAGAGCCAGTAAATATCTGACTGCTTCTGATCCTCTAGTAAGGCTTTGTGAAAGCCCTTCTTGGCATATTGCTCGAAGGCGTATTCAATCAGCGGAGTAATTTCATACTCTGTTACTGAGTTGTCTGCCCTTGTTACCTTTAGCTTTGCCATTCTTTTGCCCCTTTATTTAGATTACGCGGTTGTTACTGCAATTACGCCTGATACATTCCAAGTTACTGACTGAGTTGAAAGGTCGCCAACTGCACCGTTGATTGGTGTGATGTTGTTGACTAAGCAAGTCATTGTGTAAAGTGGGTTAGTTGCTGATGTGATAGCTGAAGTCTGCTTAGCTGTAACTGTGGTGTTAGTTCCCCAAGTTGAGTTAAGTGTCTGAAGTGTCTTAGCTGATGCCTCATCATTGAAGAAATCAATTGTGATGCTAGAAGCTTCTAGACCCTTGATAAACTTGTGACCTGAATCGCCCATAGCGGTTACTTCGAGCTCATCAAAAGTACGGTTGATTGTAACGCTTGAAACGAGTGAAGATAGGTCAACCGAGTTAACAGTTAGAACTACCCCATTGCTTAGATATACTGCCATTCGGTTTATTCCTCATCTTTCTTAGTTGTTGGTTTTGGTGCTGGTGTTGCTGGTGGGAGCTGACCAATCTTCTCGAGGAAGGCTGCTTGCTCCTTTGTCCATTCTGCTAGATTGTCCATCTTAGCTCCATTCCGTAAGTGTGCTAATTGCAATATCGCAAGTTAGCAAATCTCCAGAAGCGATAGATAGAACGCTCGGTGCGCTCACGCTTCCTACATTGAACACGATGCTAGAAGCATCTAAAAGTTGAAAGACTCGAACTATGTCGTTCTCGATTCCAAGAAGGTTGCCCTCATTGTCGAGCATAGGAGTCAGGATAGTCAGGCGAAAGTTAGCCATAGGTGCTACAGATGTGCGGTCATTATTGGTTGGCTCGATGTATGGATCGGCAGGAGTCACAATAATTGAATTGGCAATAGGCGTAGCTGGTGGATAGCTAAAGACTTGATAAAGGGAGTTGTCCAGTAAAGCAGTCTTGATAGCGCCTCTGAGGGTTGATATAGCTGCCATTAGCCCACCATTGAGCGAGGGTCTAGGTAAGGCGCTAGAAGTCCTCTGACACGGCTAATAAGCTGGGAGCTCATGGCGTACATATTGCCGATAGAGCCGTCAGGGTTCATGCCACTACCTGAGTTGGTTTGGCGGCTTGTCCAGATAGAGATTGCAACCATGAGGGAAGCTTCTTGAATAGCTGGAACAGTTGATGGATCTAGATAAGTTTCGGCAGCAACTATGCCAAAAGGATTGATTGGGTGGAAAGGTGTTACGGCGTTATTGTTACCAGAGATTGCATAAGTAATTGATTTCTCGCCTACTTCGGTGATTGTCTTATTGCCGTTGTGCTTAGAACCTGAACCGCTAATTACTACGCTTTCGCCAACATAGAAAGTGTCAGTTACATCGAAATCAAAATATGATGTGCCTGTGTGAGCAGTATTGCTATGCCCGATGATTGAATTAGTGTTAGCCCAGATGAAAGGTAATAGGACATTATCAGCGGCATCACATACGCTCTGAAGCGTTGCATCCGCATAGAGAGTGCCAACGCCAAGGGCTGAGCGAAGCTCGGCTACTGTTGTTAAACTCATCTCTATCCTTTCATAAGAGCTGGGAGCGAGAAGGGCACTCGCCCCCAGCCGTTCTAATGGGTGTTGCTATTATGTAAGGTTGAACTTACGAACGCCCTTACCTGACTTAGCGAGGTAGATAGCGAGGTAACCGTAAAGGTTGATTTCAATCTCGCCTGATGTAAGAACATTGACGCGAAGCTGAGTTGTTGGTGACTCCCATGTATAGACTGATGCAGGAGCAACGAGGAATGCTGAGTTATCAACGATTCCTGATGTTGTGATGTTGTGATCTACGATGAGGTCTGTACCAAGTACGCCACCGACTACTGATGTAGCGACTGCGTTGCCTGATGCGTTCTGTGTTGCGCCTTGTGCTGAGTAAAGTGCGCGACCTGTTGTGTCTGCGTATCCTGCGATAGCTGCCCATTGGTCTGTTGAAGCTACAAGCTTGTTAGCAAAATCGCCACCAGTTCCCTTGTAAGCTGCTGCGCCTTCTACTGAAACGAAGCTCTGGAGTCCTGCCGCAGTTGCCGCAGTTGTTGCCGCAGTTGTTCCGTCAGAAACGAAAGCTGCGAGAAGGGCTGCATCTGTAGCCTTCTCATAAGCCTTGCGAAGCTCTGCCATCATGAGTTCCATGAACGCTGGTGATGAGCGATCTACAAGCTCGAAAGATACGCGCTGCAATCCTGAGAACTTGTTGATGCTGATTGTGTCATATGCAGATGTCATGCCTGTTTCTGATGGAGCTGCACCCTCGTTTGTGTCTGCAACTGTTGGAGCAACATCAGCCGTTGACGCATTTACATAAAGGCGTGGAACGGTGAAGCTCATGCCATCGATACCTGCAAGTGAACCGCGTGTAGCTGCCTCAAATGCTGGACGACCTGTGAATGTATCTGTGATGAATGTGTTGAGGTGTGATGGGAGTGTCAAACCTGTGTTATTAGATGTTGAATCATCTGCTGCACGAACTGTACGGCGGGCTTCATCATCGCCAAGTGCTGACTTGATTGATGCCTCTAGGTACTGAGTTGATGAGATTGGAGCTGTGCGCTCTTTGATATAGTGTGATGCCGCAACTGTTGGGCGAGCCGCTTCTACTGCTGCTGCTTCAACTGCTGGAGCTTCAACCTGAGTGGTTTCTTCCACTTTTGGCTCGCTTTCTGGTTGGGTTTCCTCAGCAGGAAGAACTTCTTCTGCTGCAATCTCTAGCACCTGAGCCGACTTAAACGCTGGCTCTGTTACGAGAGAAACTTCTTTTAACTTAGCCGCGGTAACGACTGTGTGTCCGTCACGGCTTGGCTTTGATGCAATAATCTCTGCACCGATTGAGAGTCCTGATACGAGTCCTTCTTGCGCCATAACGAGTGCATCGTTACCGCCTGTGGATCGTGAAAGCTTAAAGGTTGCATAGATGCCATCTTGACGAACCTCAGCGGCAGTCATGCGGCCTACTGGCTTCTTCATGTCATGCTGGCTTAGAAGCTTAATCTTTGAGATGTCAGCTATGTCAATAGAGCCAGCCTCAAAGACAACTCCACCAAGGTTGGTATTGCCAATCTCGCCTGTACCCATTGGCACAATCTTGCCTGAGATTTCGCGGCGTTCTTCTGAGCACTCAATAGATGCTGCTTCGATGTATAGGGTTTCCATTAGATTCCTTCGCTTCCGTTAGGAGTTAGGTCAGTCATTCCCATAGCTTGCTCTGGAGTGACCAGCCCTAATGTCAATAGCTTCTCAATTACTTGGAGTTCAACGAGTGGGTCGTTCTTAAGGAATGTATCGAATACTGCAAAGCGAACCTCATGGCCGGCCGTTGAAATGTCATTCATAGACAGACGGCTCTGAATTGCTTGGATGTAAGGCTCAATAGATAGCGCATAGAACTGCTTGCGCTCATCCTGCACATTGGCATAAGTCATAGTCGTATTCTGATCTGCTGAAAGATAGTAAGCAGGAACATTCATAGCTCTAGCAATCTGAGTGCTTAAGTTCTGAACTGAGTCGTTATACATCATGTCTTTAGGGCTAAAAGTTACTGGCTGATAATCGAGAGTAGATGTCAGGTAAGCAGTAGAGTTATTTTGACGGCTACGCTTCCACGCAGCAAGTAATCCCTGAACTTCATTAGCTGGTAAATCAGCTCCTGAGTTCTTAATAAATCCTGCTGGTTGTGGCTGGGCTGAGTTAATGCCAGCTGCACGATCTACATCGATTGCGGCTTGGATTGTGCCAGAAGCTCGCTCTAATACGCCTTCATCGAATCCCTGAATGGTCACGATGTCGTTCATGTCAATAGGTGCTGCATCGACATAATACTGCGTGACGATAATGCCCTCAAGGTCGGTTGTGAATGTAACGCGTGGGTTAGCAATCCACTCAAAGGCTGCAGGGCGACCATCTTCTGCGTAACGCTCCGTGACACGGAGATAGGCAACGCCATAGAACAGGAGCGAATCAACGCACCATGTAAGGGTTACGAAAGAAGGCTGGTTCTTTGCAAGTTGTGTGATCCAACGCGGTGGAGCAATTACTTCGCCTGTTGACTTGTTGTAATACTCAAGCGGGATAGATGCAACGGTTCCGCAGATTAAGTTTCTGGCTCTGGCAACTGATGGAACGCTCATCGCGCTCTTGCGAGAGATGCGAGGGATGATGTAATTGTAAAGTGAAGGTATGTTGTCGCCCATGATTTGTGGAGCGGCTTGTGCTTCGACAATAAGTGGCTTGCGCGAGAAGATACCCATAGGGCATAATTATACCCTACTCTGAGTAAATCATAGCGCTTTGTTGCGGTTTTAAGAGTGTCGAAACTACCATGACAGTTGCAATCGCTCCCGATATATCTCCAGCAGATTTGCGTTTAATAATTCTCCAGCTAGAGTCATTGGTCTTTGCTGCGCAGTTGTTCATCATCTGCACCCATTCTTCTTGCCCTGAGTGAACCATGCGCCTGTTATCGAGTGCATCTTTTAAGTCCGTACAAGCCGTGTAGAACTGAGCTCCAGAAATGTTGGTCATTACCTGCCCTGCGTTTGCCAGCCTGTCTGCAATCGATTGAGTGGCATAAGGGTCAAAGCAGATAGATCGTGGTCGGTACTGGTCAGCCCATCCTTTAATCTCTGCAGCTATCTTAAGTTCATCGACTGAAACATCCGAGCTCCATGTCTGCGCAAGGCCAACTCCAACTCGACCATCTGGGAGAATCTGGCCAATAACCAAAGCCGCATTTCTACGAGATGGACTGACATCAAAGGCGAATACCGTGTAAGCACCGACTGAAAGCGCCATGTCAGAGTCACTACATTCTTCCAAGGAGCCATGAGTCCAAGGAGAGCTAAGAGAATCAATCCATTGGCAAAGGAGCTCCGTTCTGGTGTTTTCGATAGGGCTCGTTGCAACTGCTTCCTCAAGGGCTTCCTCCGTGATGGTATATCCAAGCGCAGGGTTAGCCTGAGCCCAGCCGTAACGATCTGTTACTTTGCAATACTGTGGCGCTGAGTATTCGTAAAAGCCAAAGGACTTAGGCGGGTTCTCTAAAGCTCGCTCGCGCAGTCCATTAAGCACCAAGCTGAAAGCATCTCCAGCATTACTCGTGAGCAAAGTGTGAGCGTTGGCGTGGGCTCTGGTGACTGGCATAGCAGCGCGATACCCCTCTTCGCTGACTTCTCTGACCTCATCGATGTAGAGCAATCCTGAAATTGACCTGCCTCTGGAACCGTCACGAGTTGCCGCGACCACATCTAAACGAGCTCCTGAAAGCATCTGTATTGATTCTGTGCCGTTGGCATGGCGTATCTGCTTGACCATTCCTTTTAAGTGATCGTTATTCTCTAAAGCATCGGCAACCTGTCTAAAGGTTTCGAGTGCCATAGAACGGTTAGAGGACATGATCAGAACATCAGTATTCCACTTGAGCAGGTGAGTCAGGATAAGCATACGAGCTAAAAATGTCTTTCCTGATTGGCGGGCTATTAATAGAAGATTGGTCTTTCTTATCCACATGCCATTCTTATCAACGGTCAGCATGTCCTTCAACACATACTCCTGATAAGGCAAAAGGGTCACATTTAGCAGGGCGGCTATCTCTTTGACATCATCGAGTTTTGACTTGCCCTTGAGGGGAATGTTCTGGAGTCTAGGCTTGGTAGCCCCCATAAGTTTCTTAGTGCGCTTGGCTGGCATCGGGTTAGTTCTGGACTGGTCTGGTTAGAAATGGACTGTTCTGGGGTATCTCCGACTGCGTTGGGGAGGGACGGGCAGG